ATCATAAAAGACGATTGAAATCAGGTCGTATTGCAGCACGTCAGTCGATGGTAACGGCAGGTCTGAAAAAACAAAACCAATGGCATCGGGAGAGTCTACAATCGTCATCGTCTCGGTGTCCCACGTTATGTAAGAATAAACGTAGCCAGACGTATCTACTGGCAACTGAAAAGGAGGGGCAGACGGATTTGGGTTCATGCCTTGTGGAACCCTATTTTCAATAAGGCCAAAAGGGATTGCAATAGTGTTGCCTGTGTCTTCACTGAACAGAGAAAAACATGCAAATGGACAAGCTTGTGTCGTCCCTCCATTGGTGCGCGATGGAAATGGGTTCGCAACAAGGGAAACACCACCAGGCCCTTGATTAACAGTCCCACCAACAAACGAAATGACGCGAGACGCCCGCACTTGGTCTGCCAAGCGGTTTAACTCAGACGCCATCAACCGCATCCCCGCTCTAAATTCTGGTAGATCCATTATGGCGCCGTATATACTTCCGAATCCCAAACTGCACCAGCAACGCTTCCCAAGAACTCGCGGGTGACACGGTATTTTGACCCTTCTTGCTGGAATGAGACTCCTGTCAAAATGAAATTGCCAGGCCAATCGTTTCCACCACCTGGGTCAGAGATTTGACCAATTCCAGCGACGGAAGGTAGGGTGTCTTCAATGGTGGAAACCTTCATTACGCAACGCGGCGCAAAGTAGGTCTGAATGTTCTTTCCGATATACCAAGAATAAAGGGTCGCAACCCACGGGTCTGTATCCGTCTCAGGATCCCACCCATTGAGCAGTGGGTCATTTGGATTTTGTTTCCAAAGCGCCCAGTCTCGGCGCTGCTTTGTTGTTAAATTTTCAAAATGCGGATGCGATTCAATCGGCTCCGTGGAACAGCTAACGTCGCCGTTATAGACGACGATTGAAGTGTCGTCGTAGTACTCTTCTTTAATGGTAAAAACGCCGTCCGCATGGCTCTTTGAGTACGCCCGACACTCAGCCGCAGGGGTCTCGTCTGAAAACGATTTAAGCGTCACTGTTCGAGTGACAAGCCCACTCGGGTCTCTGGCGATTTCTACAGATTCTTCGGTTGCCATAAAATTAAGCTAAAACGTAGCCGTATTCGCTTGCGGCGTTGGTTGCATTGTTCGCTCCAGCCATTTGCGCCATGTACCCTCTAATGTCGCTTAAAAGCGTGTTTGTCTGGCGCTGCGCATCCACCACTTGTGAACCTGAGCCGTAGCCAGCACCGCCAGCAGCACCCCCAGACAACGCGAGAGATGCCATTGCAATTTGCGGAATCTTCGCTTGTGAGGTTGTCAGCCCCTCAAACCCGCCATCTGGCATTCCTGTTTTTCCAGCGGGATTTGCGTCTCTAGCCGCTTTTGCAACCGCACGAGTTTGATCCAATAGGCGACTCGTAATATTTCCAGCCTGATTCCGCTCCTCCTCAAGATCGATCAGATTCATCCCAGTATCTCCGGCCATTGCGACAGCGCCAGAGATATTGGATTTGGTTTCTCCCCACCTACTCCCCCGCATTTTGTCACCGATTGCGACGTTTTCTTCGCCGCGTTGAACGAATCCAAGCGCAACCTCATCGAGTTTATTTGCCGTTGCATCTGCTGCGCTTTTTAACACTCCGCCAACCATCGGAATCTTCGCCAACATCTCTCCCAGCATTGTAACAAGGCCAGAAGCCGCGTTTGTCAGAACAGCTCCAAATTGTTGAGCAACTCCAAACAATGCGACGGCCCATCCTCCCCAATAAGTGGGGGAGATGAGCAATTTGAACCCTTCCCAAAGAATTGCAACCGCTCCAGCGATCGCCTTTTCAATGCCAGCCGCAAGGAGGTTCAGTGACTGATAAAATCCGTACTCCATCGAGAGTGCAACAAGCTCACCAAGGCTCCCTGTACTAAACGCATTCAACACCACCGCAACCATCTCCCCGATCTGCACGCCAATGTGTGAAAGGTCGATTTTATTAAATTCATCCACAGCCCGCAAAAGTTCTGGAGCAATCGCCGAAGCCATGCCAACGAAGAATCCCTGCAATTTAATCGCCGCAGTTCCGAGCGTGTCGGTTATCTTATCGAAGATCCCCGCATTCTCAGCCATGATCTTCCCCTGTTGTCCTAAAGTTTCAGCCGCTGCATCAAGCCCGCCACTAGCAAAAAGCGCGAGCATCTTTCCACCGCTCTTTCCGAAAAGCTCCATCGCCACCGCTGCCTTCTGCGTTGGGTTCTCAATCTTTGAAATCGCATCCCCAACCGCAGACAGTTGCGCCTCGGCATCCATCGCGCCTAATTCCTGCACTGAAAGACCCAGTTCTTGCAATGCTGCTGCCGCTGGCCCTGTGCCGCTTGCCGCTCCTACGATTGCCTTTTGCAGTTTGTTTATGACTGGCTGCAAATCGTCAGCAGATAATCCAGCCTGCTCGAATGCAATCTTGAGCTGCATCAGCTTCTCGATTCCAAGCCCTGTCTGCTCGCTTAAATCAACAAGCCCTCCACCTTCGTTCATGGCCTTCCACATCCCCATCGCTGCACCCGCGACAACAGCCCCAGCAGCCCCAGCAGCAGCCGCACCAGCGCCAAACGCTATAGACACCTTTTCAAAGCCTCCAGCGCTAGACGTGGAGAACTCTTTTAACTTCGAGCCCGCCTCATTGAGATTGCTCGTGAAGTCGCTAATGTTAAGGCCGAGCGCTGCTGTTATCATACGTCTAAAAGGTCGTCGTCAACGTCGTTAGCTGCTAGCTTTTGCAAGAGTGCAATTTGATCCTCCAGCCGCTCCTCTGCACGAACCGTCCACGCTCCATTTCCCCAAAGGATGGCGTGTTGGTATTCGAGGGCGCGAACAAGAGGAAGTTCCCATAGAATAAAGGATTCAGACCATCCAGTATCTTTTGCCAAGCTGAAGACCATCGAGGGTGCCCAGCTTGGCGCGATTAGTTTGGGGGCGGATTGTCTTTCGAACTAGATGAGCTTGGCTTTTGAATCACCTCGACAGATGCCTTTTGCACCATGCCAGAGATTCGCATCACTTCAGCGACGAGAGCTTCGACGCCTTCAAGCGTAATGTCCCAGGCGAATAGCGAAATCTTTTTTTCTGCCGTGCCGTCTGCGATTGACTCAACGACTTCGCGCCGATCCGCCGACTGAATCCATCCGAGCGCAACGACTTGTCTGTTGGCTTCGTCTTGAGTCAAAAACTTTACAGCCTCGGGATCGGTGAAAAGCGAGAGCCCAAGCGCTTTGCAAGCCTGCATCGTGCCAATCGTGAATGGGCGCAATCTCAAGCCGCACACGTCTTTTTCAACCTCGAAAGTGCTGTTGCTCATAATTCGGAGAGGATGCGTTTCTTGCGATCTTCTGGGCAATCTGCCGGAATATACGCAAGGCGATTCCCGCGCCTGATAAGTGCTGCGGGCTTCTGCTCTCGCAGCCATGCGCGAATGATGCGCGAGTTTTTAAGCAGGAGTTTCATGTACGCAATCGGATGATCCGCATTCGCAAAAATCCACTCATCACTGAGCCATCGCCGCCGGAACTCCTCGAAGTCGATACCAGAATCAAAACCCACGAAATCCACCTTTGAATCACCGTCGAATGAATAGGTGACTGTCCGCTTTGGGCCGTCTGGCGTCTGCTCAACGGCGTCCTCAAAAGACTTCGCGGCTTGTTTGCCGCCAGAAGTCACCCAAGCAATCATCAAGTCCGTGTTCGGACTTTGAAGAGGAGGGAGATTGTCCCTCACGTAGCTAATTTTCTGACCTACTCTTAATGCCATAATAAAAAGAAGTTTCAGCCTTTATCAAGTCGCCGACGGGTAAGCATCGCCGGAGTATTCAAACGACTCCCAGTCCTCATTTGAACGCGAGAGCTTCACGGAAGTGATGATTACCTTGCCGGCTACGTTTGAAGGTGCGCCAGATGATCCGCCTAAAGTAACGGTCGGAACGCCTTTGCCTTTAACGCTGAAAGTGTACATCGCCGCAATCGACTGAGCCGCTGAAAAAGCGCCCTCGGTGTCGATGAGCACCTTCACATCAGCTTTCATGTCTACATCAACGGTTTCGTAAATCGAACCGACAGAAGCGAGGAGAGAGATTCCAAAGGAAGCAGCCATGACGTTTATTCGTAAGAAATGGAAGTGACTTCGGAAGTTGGGAAGTCTTCGTTTGACTCGGAAACTTTCGACGACGTAACAACTTTGGTTGAGGAAATCGCCCCGAGGTAAACGCTCACAAGGTCAGTCTCACCTTTGCACTTCACGGTCGTCGTGATCGTCACAAGTTTCTTTTTTTGCGCCGCCACGATTGTCCCAGTGGTGTCCTTTAGCGTTGCAACATCAATCGAACTGTCTTGAGAGGCTTCCTGCGCGTAGCCTGCTGGAGCAGTGAGGCCATAAGTGGATGGGACGCCGAAGGTGGGCATGATCTTTGTGAGAGTGTCAACCTAGCTTCTTTTGAAGGTCTTTTTCAGCCTTCCACTTCATCCATCGCTCCATCGCTTCAGCTTGCCGGAAAATTGAGGCTTTCAATCGCTCCTCTGAATATTTTGACGCTGGATGCTGAGTCGGATTGATCGCTTCGAATTCGATGTAGTCCAAATCTTCAGTCATTGAGATTGAGCCATTCAGACCAGTGTGCCGCGCAATCCACTGCGGAGGCCGCAGCCCAAACCTAGCCGCAGCAGCGCCCCAGCCGCTAGGCGTCCATCCTTGGCGTGCCAAGAGGTTGTTTTTCACGTAATCAAAAACGCCTTTTGTGACACGGCGATGAAATTGCACTTTCATGCGTTTACGTTTGTCTCGCATTCGCAAATAGAAACTCAGATATCCTGCGGCGTCGTCGCTACCTTTCTTGGTCTGCTTAAAAGCGTTTTTAAGGTCTGCTAGAATGTTGATCTTCCCAGCTTTGCGACCCTTCCCGAAATCAATAACAATCCCGCGACTACGTTGCCCGGGCTTTTTATATTTAACAGCCTCATCCATTGGAGGCGTCACCGCGTACATATTTCTCACCACGCCCTTAAACTGCTCGACGATGAGCAGCTTTTTGTCTTTTCGCTGTACCCCAATGAAGTCTTTAAGCGTCCTCGTGAAAAGCTCCTGAGCCTCGCGGATGTCGAAGTGAGCCCACTGGTTATTGGTTGGAGCGTTTGCCATCAGCTAACTTTCTCGAATCCAACCGTGTAACTGAGCGATGTCACCCAGTGCCGATCCGTTGGGCGATTCTCGAAATCCTTCGCCACAATTCCAGCAAGTTTCACGGCGTCAGCATCAACAAAAATCCCCCTCATAAACGCGTCCACGGCCTCAACACGGGCCGCGTGATCTTCCTTTGATGTATCGTCCGCAGAAGATTCGCACATCACCGACAAGTCGCCCAGCTGAAGCGGTGAGCCCACAACCGCCGAGCTGCGTATCTCGAGCAGGATGGCCGGAAGCACGATGGTGGTGATGTCTAGTGGGCTGCCAACGTAGCATTCGGGGAACTCCGCTTTGAGTTGGTTAACGATTTCAGAGGTGAGCGTGAGGTCAATCATGTTGCGAGGTCGTTAAGCGTGAGCGTGTACGCAATCGAATCGGCGGTCATAGAAATGACTCGCAGTTCAACTCCGCGCACTGTCATTTTCTGCCCAAGGCTCGGAATAGGAAACCCATTCTTTCTCACGTAAATGCTCACTGCGTGCCCGTCTCGGAATCCTCCGCTCTCTCCATCCGCCGAGATGTCTGCCGCGTTAATAATGCCCTTATACGTTACGCCGTTCCAGATAAACGGCTCGCCCATGAAATTGATCGAGCGAGCAAAGGCGGTGTTTGCAGTCTGGAAAAAGTCTTGAGCCATAAAAGAGAAGCCCGCCGCCGGAGTGAAGACGGCGACGGGCTTATTGGAGCGGGACGAGGAGAAAACTAGTCGTTAATCACACGGACACCGAACTCAGTGCGTCCGATAGAAGTCCCGTAGAGGACTCCAAGGGAGTAATTGAGTTGTCCCGTGGCTGGAGCGTACCAGCGGCGAAGTTGGACTGGTAGGTTGAGCCCAGGGATCACGAAATCCTCAACTTCAACGCCGACTTGGGTTGCTCCAGTAGCGTCAACGCTACGGGCCGCCATGATCAGCGCGGACTTGTGGAACGCGAACGCCTGTAGGTATTCTTCGTTATCAGTTGCGCGGTCAGACTCATAAACGTCGAACTTGGCAACTTTAGGTACCGAGCCATCAGCCTTCTGCGAGATGAACCCAGGGAACTCTGCGGTATTCAGAGTCTTCAAAATCGACCCGTAGTAAGTGGGGTTGGTGATGATCCCACGGCCTTCGGAAGGCGCTCCCGCGTTGGTCAACTGAGCGCTTAAATCAATCAGCGTCGAGCGGCTGAAATCATTTGGAGTGAGGTTCACGGGAGTTGCCGCAAAATTGGCTGCGGTAACATTCTCCCAAAGAGCCCCGAACACATTCCGACCCAGAGCCGTTGCGGCAGGCTGGATAAATAGGTCGTTGAGCATGATCGACGATTTGGAACGCTCCAAATCATTGAATCCCCACACGAACCCGTAAAACTGGTCGAGGTTTACAGTGCGAGCGGTCGTGGTCACGCCAGTCGCAGTGTAACCGCCCGACAAGTCTTGAGCGGTTGGATTGGAAGGGAAGCGGGTTGTCACAGATTCTCCGCGTGCGGAGATGTCTGCGGAAAAGTCGGTCGCGATCCCTGCGAGAGGAGCGAATACGGATTGCAGAGCTGGAAGGCTCTCCATTGCGATTTCTGCGAGGTTTACCCCCGCGATTGTGTTCGGCATAAGTGCTTAGGTTTTTAGGGGTTAACTGCGGAGTGCCTCACGGTTGGTTTGGTAAAACGCATTGCGTTCGTAAACCGAGAGAGATTTATACTGAGCCCAAAGTTCGTCTTTAGACTTGGCTTTTTCTTGTGGCTCTGGAGCAACAGAAACAGGAGCAACACCGACGGAAGCAATAGCTTCAGTCACGCGGATCTCCTGCACGCGAGCGGCTTGTTCAGCGGCTTGCAAGGCTTCGGAAAGTTTTGAGTTATTGGCGACGAGGTCAGCAAGCTGCGCTTCCATTTGCGCTGCGCGTTCGATCAATGCGCTTGCTGCCACCAAGTCTGCCTCTAGTGCGACGATGCGCTCATTAGCCGTAGATACGGCCTCTAAAGCGCTCGTGAGGGTCATGGGTGAATCCATGCCTCTCGTCAGCGTGTCAACTAATCGACAAAAAAAGAGAGCCGCAGTTTTTACGCTGCGGCCCTCCGTCCAATGAAACAACTATGTTACCTAACTAACGCGACCAATTTATTATAAGCGCTCTCTTCCGTCAAGAGGCCGTCGATTAAATTCATTGTGAGTGCTCTTGGCGCCATGAAAGCTTGTCCTCTCATGGCTTCATCTGGAACTCGGCGGTTGCGCAGCACGTTTGCTTTGAACTGTTCAAACGCATCTTGAACGTACTGCTGAAGCCAAGCCCGTTGTGCTGCGGTGCCAATGGATGGCCCCATCATAGCGCCTTTCAAGTCTCCCTCAGCATTCGTCACCGGATCAAACTTCATGCCCTCCATCTCCCATGCGCCAGTTTCGTCGACGAAAGGAACAATCGTTCCGATGCTACCGACCGTGGCCGATTGCGAGGCGAAAATGTAGTCGCAACTCGCGGCGATGTTGTACGCCGCAGAGCACGCCATTTCATCTGTCCAAGCGACCATCGGAATCTTGCCTCGGAGCGATTGAATCAAATCCGCAATCTCGCTGTTCCCAGTGCATTGCCCTCCAGGTGAGTCTATGTCGAAAAAGATCCCGCGAACATTCGCTTTAACGGCCTGTTCAATTTCATCTTCGATATCGTCGTAGTCCGTAGCCCCGCAGCATTTTTCGATCTTGGAAAGGCCTTTCCCAAGCGTCCCGCAAATCTCAATCGTTGCGATTCCGTTCCCGTCGATGCTCATTTCCTTGCGAGGATTGACCATCATCGCCATCATTCCTCCTCCTTCCCCATCTTCCTCTTCGTAGCCATTCATCCGCATCAACTTCGATTCAAAAACGGATTTAACGGCGCGATAGCCGCTCGGAGTTATGAACCAAGGCTCTGCGTAGATTTTTTGGTAAAGGCGTGGAAGTCTCATTCTAAGGGCGCTTGTGGTTGATCTGGTGGATTGCCGTTTGGCGTTAAGATGCGGAACGAAGACTCCGGCAACCCACTGCGCTGCATCCGTTCGCGGATTTGCAGCTCTTCCTGCTCTCGCTCGTTAAGCATCTGTTCAACGGTGCGACCAGACTCCGCGAGGATGTCCGTGAGCGTCCGCATTCCAAGCTTATAAGCCTCGCGAGCGTCCGCGTTGGCATAGCCGGAATCCACGGTTATCGTTGGCGGATAGAGGAACTCCCACTTGAGAGAGCCTCCTAAATCGCTTCCCGGATACGGCTCGATGAGCCCGAGTTTGATTGCCTTGGAAACGGCGTATCCAATTCGACGCCGAGCAACGCCTCGAAGTAATTGCTGCCGATCCGCGACGCTGCGATTCACCTTTGAAACGACTTGCCGGACTGCTGCGCCACCAAGCTTTGTCGGATCCCAGAAAAATTCGTAAGGCATCCCACACCCATGAAGCGCGTTACGCATCAGCCTATCCATCAAACGCTCTTGCGCATCGGTCGGCTGCACTTGGTCAAGCTGCTCCATCTTCGCGCCAGAGTTTGCGCGGAAGTACCGTACTGAGCCTCCGTATAGTTCCTCTCCAACAAGCTGCGTTGGCGTGCGAGGCGCTTCCACGTTCATCAACTGATATGCCGGGTCATTTGGGTCTGCCATTCCCATTTCGTTGTGCTCAATCAGTCCAATAGACGCGCAAAGCTTTGAGGCCTCCCGCATATACCCCTGCACGGTAGTCAAATCGCGAACATCTAAGAGCGCGGGCGTGATTGCCGGGAAACCACGCACTTGGTCAGGACTACGAGGCTCGAAAAGAAAATCAACACTGCGAGCGCTGATTTGACGGTCGAGCTTTTTGTCCGCCTGGTCTTCTCCATAAACATTAAAAGCAACAGGGCGTCCGTTCGCTAAGATCACTCCATTGTAGCACTTCAACCCTTTGTAAGGCCCTTCCATCAGCGGCGAGCCGTTGTCCCGGCTTCCGACTGTGTGCCACGGAAGCGCCTGAAATTGCGGGTATCCCGACTCTGCCTCGGTGTAAACCGTGAACGTGTCTCCGTCTCTATCAACGCTTACAGAATCGAGATAGAGCCCAGTGACAAAGTCCATCCCGTTAGTGTAAGCGACTGGATAGAATTGATTTACAAGCCACTCCTCAACCTTATCACCCCACTCACGCACGCGCTTGTCTCCATTGCCTCCGACGTGCCGAGGCTGCCACGATTTACCGACCGTATACATCGCCTTCTCTTCGATCGCTCCGGCGATGGGCCCGAAATTCCAATAGACTTTATTTGATGCCGAAACAATCCGCTGCCACTCGCCAACGCCAACCTCTTTCGTAATTGGCCCAGTGTGAACGTGCCAGTATGGACGAAGACCACTCCAGCCCGATTGAATGAGCCTCTGGGATTGAATGCTGCCAAGCATCCCTTGAACTTTCGGCTTTTTGAAAACGGAAATGAGCTTGGAAAGCATGGCTAGTTAAAAAGGGCCACCGTGCGGGTGATTGGCCGTTGGAATCCGCGAACCTTGGCATCAATCGCCATCTGCGCGAGTGTCAGAACCTCGGTCGGAGAAAGTTTGGTATTTGCAAAATCGAGTTGAAATGAAGAACCATTGACCGAACTGGAAATGATAACGCCATCAGTGTTTGAGACGATTTCAAACGCTCCGTCCACCATCGCTCGAAGCCGCCCAAGATCGCACTGCATGAAGACACGGAGCAGTTGAGGGAAAGGGAGGCTCATAACTTATCGGCAGGAGTGTCAACCCCTACCACTTGCGGCTCGTCTCTGAGCACTCGCATCATAGTAGCGACTGCAACCTGCATCGCCTCACAGTCCCAGAGGTGATTCTGTCTGCTCCCAATCCGCACCCATCGCATCTTCATCCGCTTCGTCTCCTTATCCAGAACCTCCCTTTTAACTTCCGAGTTGAGGTGGTCGAGGTAATCCTTCGACACATCCGACGGAAACTCCCAATGTGGGCTTCCTTGAGATCGCAGCTTAACCAAAGCATCCTTCATTGGCTCGTTGCTCCAATAAATGTAAGATGCTGTTCCGCCACTTGGAGCCGCGGCTGTCTTAATGGGGGAGAAAAACTTTTTGAGATTTCCACGCGGCCCAATATGCGTGAATCCATCGCGCCCACTGCCATGCAGCGCCGTCAGCTTAAATCGCGCGGCCCAGTCGTAAACCTGTCCCGTGGCGTACTGCGCGTCGATGAAAGTTAGTTTTTCTCGGACGTTGAGACGCTTCCCGATGTCGATTATCGTCTCGATGGTGAGCACTTTCCCTTCCCAAATCAACCGCGAGGAACCATCTGCACGCCACGCTCTAACCAAAGCCCAGAAATGGTCTCGCTGCGTATCCACGGTCATAAATCGCAGCACCTCGGAGTCTATTGATTCTCCGTTCGCGTAATCCATCCGCGAGTAGTCAGCCGCAACAAGCGCAACATCGGGCGCGTCAACAATCGCTTTCCACATTTGCGCCCCGCGTTTCTGCGTGAATTGTTTCAATTCGTTAAACTCACCTTTGCGCTTCGCCTCATTCGCGATGATCCATTCCCGCACAAGGTCAGCCCAGTCGATCCACCAAATCGCCCATGCCGGATAATGGTACGTAACGTTGCCTCGAATGGTGTTGCCATCTTCAATTCGGTACGCCGACTCCGTACACATCGCCCGCCGCGCTGCCGTTGTGTTGGGAGTCACGTGCCCGCAGTTGCCGCAAACGTGCCGCACCGAGTCGCCGAGCTCTTTCCATTTCCACTTCCCATCCTCCGTCTTAATCTCGTCGTAGTGGATCTCATTCCACACCCACTCCCGCTGCGTTTTGCAGCCTGCGCACGTGTAGCACCATTCATGCCTCTCGCCGCTGACTGCCTCCTTATCAAAGTCGCTGCCCTCGTCTGCTCCTTGGGAGACGAGAATTGTCTTTCGGTTCCATCGGTCGTGGTGGCGCTTTTTTAACTCCCCAACCATCCCATCCTTCCACTGCCAGACTTCATCTCCGTAGCAGTACCGCATAGATTTTTCCTGCAACGAACTCATGTTTGCGCCGCTGATAAAAAGCGGCATGTGAGGAAACAGAATTGACGTCTTCCGCTTCTGGTGCCGATCTGCTGGAAAAAGCCTTGCCACTGGTGGGCAAGAGTCAAGAACTGGGATCAACCGGCTTTCAGCCCACTCCTTCGAGGTTTCATCATTTTGACCCACAAGCAACATGGGCCCAGGCTGTCTTGCCACGATAAACGGAATGAGTACCTCCAACAGCGTAGTCTTAGCACCTCCAGTCGGAGCACACACAACAATCTGCCGAACTGAGTCATCCTGCACAGCTCGCAGAATGTCATTCAGCCATGGCGCCACTTCGGAATCGAACTCTGTTGAACGCGCTGAGTGCGGAAGTCGGACGTTCTCAGAAATCCATTCCACGACGCCGCTCTTGTCTGGAGCAATAACGCTTGCCAGCAATCCATCGAGCACTGGACACCTATTCCCCACCTACATCCTCCCAAGCTTTCATCAGCGCCTCTCGAAAGCGGTCAATCACAATCGAGTGCCGTGCCTCTAGCCTATCCCGCACTTGTGACTCGGTGGCGCCAGCGAGTTGTCCAGGCATATCGTTTGCCATCGCCTGCAACTGAGCGACAAGGATACCGCCTGCCATGATCACGCGGTCACGCACTGCGTCGCGTGGGATTAGGTCGCCTCTGGCTCGAGAGTTTGCGATTTCCAGTTTTTCGACCTCGAGCAGCGTTTTTTTAAGCTTTGCTTCCTGAATTGTCTTGCCAGCTTTATCAACTTTTTGTTCTCGCCATTCGTTTATCGCTGCCCAAGAATCCGTCGGACAGCCTGCCTTGACCCACTTCGCAACGGCTGGCTGACTCACGTTATAGCGCTCAGCAATCTCTACTTGTGTGATAGACATTGCCTATTGATAACCTGAGATTTTTGAAATGCTCATACTTTTTTGGCACCCCGGCTCAACATTC